GCTCGGCTGTGGCAACTCAAGACCCTTCACCCCGAGTGGTTTGAGGAGCAAACATGAAGAAACTGGCTATCGCTGCCGCAATGATGCTGCTTGGTGCTAACGCTCATGCGGCCTGCACTTCCCACACGTACATCGTCAATGGAAAGACGGTGACCTGTATGACCTGCTGCTACGGAGAGGGTCAGTTCAGGACTTGCACAACCACTTGCAACTGATGTAGAGTGATGCGAAACCCGGCTAGGGAAGAAGTCATGAGCTTCCCGAAAAGCGATAGACCCCCGCCTGCCGACGGTTTCCTTTGGGGTCGACTTTAGGGGTCGTATGCCAAACCGTCTTATCCGGGACGAGATGTTGGAGTCGGAATCCATCCTCTCCCTGCCTATCGAGGCCAGGTGGCTCTATGTCACCATTCTCCTGAGCGCCGATGACGTAGGTCTCTTCGAGGCCACTAGCTTTAAGCTGGCGCGGCGAGCCGACATCCGAAGGGAGTCTGGCGACAAGCTCATCCAATTACTCGCCGACAACGATCTCATCAGGCTTTACGAGGTTGATGGGAAGCGGTACGGGTTCATTCCGAAGTTCCGTCAGAGGCTCCAGATCAAGCGTTCCAAGTACCCACATCCTCCAGGTGGACTGTTGGCAGACGATTTGGATGCACTCATTAAAATCAACGAGTTAGCTACAAAAACAACCGTTGTTCAACAGAGATCAACGGTTACGAATCCGTTGTCCACGGTTGCACAACCGCCTGAACCTGAACCTGAACCAGAAAAGAAAAAACCAAATACACGCACATCGACATCCGTCGAGTGCTTCTCTGGTGTTGATCCTCAAGTCTGGAATGACTGGTTGGCGATCCGCAAGGCTAAGAAACTTCCTTTGACCAAGACCGCGATGGCTCAAGTCGAGGCCGAGGTGAAGAAGGCTGGCATCTCAATGCAGGAAGCTCTGAAGGAGTGCTGTCTGAGAGGTTGGGGTGGATTCAAGGCAAGCTGGTATGTCCCGGCCCAATCGCTGACTGTCCCAAGCGCACCGATGCGTGATCCTGCTTTGGTCAAGATCGAGCAGGATTCTCTGAGGAAGATCGCGCCTCCTCCTGAGATTCGCCAGATGCTGAACTCGATCATCAAAAAAGTATGAACTACTTTGAAGCCGTAAAACTTCTAAACGAGGTTAAAGATGGAGTCAATCACAGCACAGAGTCAATCACCTACGCTCTCTTCCTCACAGGAGACATTTCGGATGGAGACCGAAGCATTGCATTGGATAAAAACATTCAATGCAATGAAAGCCGATCATGGGCTGATTACTGCCTCGGCGTGGTGGGGACAAACAATACGAGACATTGAAAAGAGGCGAGGCCCAAAAGCTGCCCAAGAACTCCGCGACGCAATGAATAGGTTGAAGAAATGACATTCATAGTTGTCTTTACCGTCGAAGGAATCCCTCAAGGCAAGGGAAGACCAAGGTTCCGAAGAGCTGGAAACTTCGTCCAAACTTACACCGACGCTAAGACAAAGAGCTATGAAGCAACCATCAAAGACACATCTGCTCGCGCAATGGGGTCAGCAAGCCCCCTAGAAAGCCCTGTGAGCGTCGATCTCTACATCCGCATCAAATGTCCCAACTCGTTCTCCAAACGCCGCCAGAACGAGTGCTTTGAAGGAAGAGAGAGGCCAACGAAGAAGCCTGACATCGATAACATAATCAAGGCATATCTTGACGGAATGAATGGAATTGTATATTTGGACGATACACAAGTGGTCAGAGTATCCGCGAAGAAGGTTTACTCAATGGTCGCTGGTGTTGATGTTTGTGTAAGAGAGGAAATACTGTGACATTCAAAATAGACTCTCCAACTTGTATTAGTTTCTCTGGGGGAAGAACATCTGCATATATGTTGTGGAGAGTTCTTCAAGAGAATAATGGCTTGCCAGAAGAAGCAAAGGTATGTTTTGCTAATACTGGTAAAGAAGATGAAGCAACTCTGAGATTTGTTGATCGGTGTAGTAAAGAGTGGGGTGTGCCGATCACATGGCTTGAGTACCAACTGGCTGAAGAAACAAAAGATAGATTCAAGATCGTTTCTTTTGAAACAGCTAGTAGGGATGGTGAGCCATTTGAGGCTTTGATTAGATCAAGGAACTACCTTCCTAATCCGGTCAGTCGGTTTTGCACCGTTGAGCTAAAGGTTCGAACAATCCATCGCCATCTCAAAAGCATAGGGTGGACGGAATGGGACTCAATGTTAGGAATCAGGGCAGATGAACAACGCAGACTAGCAAAGATCGGAAACCAAGATTACGGGAAACACGAGGAAAAAATTGCCCCTCTTGGGAAGGCGGGAATCACGAAAGAGATGGTGGGTCAGTTTTGGAGAGAACAGCCGTTTGATCTTGAGCTGCCTAACATGAACGGTGTGACGATGCATGGCAACTGTGATCTTTGCTACCTGAAGGGGGGGGCGCAGATTCTTAGCCTGATTCAAGAGAAGCCATCAAGGGCAATCTGGTGGGCCAAGATGGAGGCCCTGGCCCTAGCCTCTGCGCCAGATGGAGCAAAGTTCCGCAAGGATCGTCCATCATATGCAGAAATGGCTCGGTTTGCAGAGCAGCAGACCGATATGTTTGACCCAAAGGAAGAAGGCATCGCCTGCTTCTGTGGAGACTAAGTTGAGTTACAGCATTCTTGAGCTAGACATCATTCGCTGGGCCGAGGCTCGCAAGATCATTCCAAACAGCACAACTGAGAAACAACTTCTCAAGTGCATGGAAGAACTTGGCGAATTGGTCTCTGCGACATTAAAAGGAAACCGCGAGGCTCAGATTGACGGGTTCGGTGATGTTTTAGTCACTCTTATCCTGGCGGCAGACCTAGCTGGGCTTGATCTGATTACCTGTCTGAACAGGGCATACGAAGAGATAAAAGATCGGAAAGGAACACTCCATGCAAATGGAATTTTTGTCCGAGATTGAGATATTCATCTCCATAGCGATCATCGCGGTACTCCTCAAGACCATAGAGAGACTCATCAAGTGAATGCCCACGCCGCCATCGACTTCATCATCAGGAACTCAGGAGACTACGCAAAGGCCAAGGCCCAGCGCGTGCTGCTTGAGGAATTTAGAAAATCAAAGAAAGCTCTGCTGATGAAAGAAGCGATGCTCAAATTTGAGGCAGTCAACGCCCAAGAGAGGGAGGCGTACTCACATCCTGAGTATCAAGAGCTTCTGAAGGGACTGGCGGCGGCGATAGAGGTCGAGGAAGACCTGAAGTGGAAGCTGGAGGCTGCAAGGATGAGGGTCGACTGCTGGAGAACCGAAGAAAGCACTAAGCGCATGGAGATGAAGGCAACAACATGATTCACTATCACGGAACCCCTGTAGGGGGGCAACGCAAAGACGCCGCTAGGTTCCTAGCCGGGAGGCACGCTCTAGTGCCGTTCAGCTATCCCGAAGACTTGCCCATCGCGGCAGAGGTTTGCCAATCGTTCTGCCTTGATAACGGGGCGTTCACGGTCTGGAAGCAGGGTGGAAAGTTGGATGTTGATGGATACATCAAGTGGGTCTGGGAGTGGCATCGCCATCCTGGGTTCGACTTTGCCCTGATCCCTGATGTGATTGATGGGACGGATCGGGAAAACGATGCCTTGATTGAAAGGTGGCCCAAGTCCATGACAGGAGTCCCGGTCTGGCATATGCACGAACCCACCCCAAGACTGACATGGTTGGCAAGGCAGTTCAAGACGGTAGCTTTAGGGTCAAGCGGGGAGTTTTCTCAGCCCGGTACTGAGCAATGGTGGCGCAGGATGAAACAAGCCATGAATGCCATCTGCGATGACAAGGGAAGGCCGATCTGTAAGCTGCACGGGTTGAGAATGCTTGACCCTGACATCTTTACCAAGCTGCCTCTTTCCTCTGCCGACTCGACCAATGCATCCGTGAACTCGGGTTCGCTTAGTCGGTTTGGGTCTTACCTTCCGCCAACCGCCGCTCAAAGGGCAGAAGTCATCGCGGAAAGAATCGAGGCGAACAATTCCGCGCCCATGTTTATCGACACTCAGGAGGAGCTGTGCTTTACGTTTCAATCGTGATCTATGCCGCCGCAATGACGGTGGCTAACCTGTCAATTGCCGCATTTGGGCCTTGGGTCAGCCCAATCAATGCTTTCTTTCTCATAGGGTTAGACCTGACTCTCAGGGACTGGCTGCACACGAAGATCAATCAAAAGCAGATGTTTGCGCTAATCCTGGTTTCGGGTGGGATTACTTATCTTGCCAACCCATCAGCACAGATGATCGCCATAGCTTCTGCGGTGGCTTTTACTGCTGCTGCTGTTGTTGATTGGGCGGTTTTCACCAAGCTGGCCGGAGATTGGATCAAAAGGGCGAATGTCTCTAATGTGGCTGGTGCGGCGGTTGACTCGGTTATCTTCCCGACCATCGCGTTTGGTACTCTCATGCCGCACATCGTTCTGATGCAGTTCGTAGCAAAAGTCGCAGGCGGCGCAATCTGGTCTTGGATCATTCATCATGTTTCAAAAGCACACCTACATCAGAAGCCCCAAACTCCTTAGAGCAGTCGCGGAGCTTTCTTGTCAATGCTGTGGCCACCCGAACTCCCAAGCAGCTCACTCCAACTGGACGGGCGGGAAGGGACAGGGAGTGAAGGCAGACGACAACCACATAGCCGCCTTATGCCTCAAGTGCCATTGGGAGATCGACCAGGGCAACAAGATGACCAAAGAGGAGAGGAAAGAGAAGTGGCTTGCTGCTCACCGCAGGACAGTCCAGGCTCTACAGGGTCAGGGAAAATGGCCTATTGACATTCCGATTCCCGATATAGAATTGTGATGCCCCTTAATCCGCAGTTGCCGGGGTGGGGCCATAGTGCCCCTTTTTTTCTGGAGCGATGATGAAAAAGAAGACTGTGGAAGAGATGCAAAAGTATCTCAATCAGAACAAGCGCAAGTACCATCAAACGAAGCCCATGAAGGCTTACAAGATGGCAGACGAGTTCGGAAAGGGCTATGAAGCCATTGAGATGCAGAAGGCGATGAAGAAGTGAAGTGCCCTATCGCCACCCAGGACACAGAGGTCAACCTCAAGAACCGTAACCACGCCTTCGAGGAGTACGGCTACGGGCCTGCAAATCCCGAAAACCCGGGTGATTTCTGGGACGAACGCGCAGAGGAATGGAACACCACTCCCGAGATCGCTCAGTCGATGAGGTGCGGGAACTGTGCTGCTTTCATTCAAACGCCAGAGATGATGGGCTGCATCACCGGAGGAATCCAACAGGAAGAATCCGACGATGAGACCTATGCTCCCGAGGTTGTCGATGCGGCTGATCTGGGTTACTGTGAACTGTTCGAGTTCAAGTGTGCGGCAGACCGAACCTGTAGCGCATGGCTGACGGGTGGCCCGATCACCAAGATGACCACGAAGCGCAAGCAGATGCTTCAAATGGCAAAGTACAACGCACGAAAGGGCGAGTATGAAGACGAAAGCGGAGAAGAAGATTTCGAAGGTGATGACTGAGTACGGCAAGGGCAAGCTCAAGAGCAGCTCTGGCAGCAAGGTCACCAACCCGAAGCAGGCGATCGCAATAGCATTATCCGAAAGTCGCAGGGTGAAAAAGAAATGAAAAAACCAGGATCACCCGGACTCTATGCAGCAATTCACGCCAAGCGTGAGCGCATCGAGCGCCAGAAGGCCGCGGGCAAGACTCCTGAGCGGATGAGAAAGCCTGGAACCAAGGGAGCGCCGACTGCTGCTGCTTTCAAGGCTGCTGCTAAGACGGCAAAGAAATGAGCGCCGCCTGGTCTCGCAAAGAGGGTAAGAACCCCAAGGGTGGCCTCAATGAAAAGGGCCGAAAGTCCTATGAGCGGGAAAACCCTGGTTCTAACCTAAAGCCCCCGGTAAAGAGTGGGGATAACCCTAGACGCGCATCTTTCTTGGCAAGGATGGGCAATATGCCGGGGCCAGAGTACAAGAACGGCGAACCCACAAGACTCCTCCTGAGCCTGAAGGCATGGGGAGCAAACAGTAAGGCCGATGCCAAAGCAAAGGCAAAGGCTATTTCTGAGCGAAACAAAAAGAGGTAAGTCATGGCTGGGCCGATACCACTACTAGGACTCTTGGATGAGCTAAGAGACTTCGCCAACCGCCGCAACATTGGGCAGAAGTTGGTGGGTGGTGGTGTCCGTGGTGCGGCCACTCGTGGACTATTGGGCATGGATGCCCCGGAGGACGCCACAAGAGCAGAGCGGGAGGTCTATGAGAACGCCGCTCGGGCTGCCGCTCCCGTAATGGGGCTGGCTGCGGCTCCTGCTGCGATCAAAACTGCCGGAAGAGCGCTTAAGGACGCACCAAGGGCACAAGCCTTGGAAACCGCCCGTCAGA